ACTCCAAGAGTTACGCCGGAAGCGACTACTGCCAAGCAGTAATCCTTAAAAGCCTCTTTGAATTCGGGAGTTTTGATTTTCTCAATTAACGCTTTCATTTGTCTCCTTAGGGTTAAGCTGAAAGAACGACCCGTCCTTATCGCCTAGGGTCGTAAAGCTGATATGAAGATGCGAGCGGTGGGGATTCGACCCTCGAAATTTTCTCCAGCGAAATCGAAGGATTGAAGATGCGATTCGACCGTCGTAGATGATGTATTTGATTCGCTTATCTCCGCGTTTTGCGCAAAGTCTAATTTGGTTGGCGAGTGTGTGAGCTTCTTCAGGATGGGCATTTAGGTTTGAATCTATATCGATTGCTCGGACGATTCCGCCTGCTCGAGCATCCGGGATATGATCCGAAACACCTTCAGCGAGATGGCGAGCGTCAGCAACCCAGCCATCGCTACGGCGATCGCGACCCGGATAGTCATCGTCAATCTGCTCCCTTAATTGAACTCCAGCTTTGCAGAGTTTTGCCATTAGCCTAAAAGAAGTTGTGCTTCTTCGGCGGTGATTCCAAGTTTGTCTAATAACGCTTGGCGAGCGGCTTTTTTTGCTTCCGCTTCTAACTCTTTCGTTGCTGCATTATCAGCATTTAATTTTATTTCAGCGATTTCTTCGGTAGTAGCATCTCTAACAATTTCCTCGCCAGTTTCAGCGTTAACAAATTTAAGTTGCGGTGTGTTTGTTTTAACCATTTTAGTTTACTCCATATAATAAAATTGTACCTGCGGTCATATTTCCACTATTATCTAATCTAAAGACTAACGAAGTAATTGTGTTCAATCCTTCAATTGAGCCAAAAGCATTTTGTACAGACCTAAAAGTATTTCCACTGTCTCTGAAGGTTGCAACAGAATAAAATGTTTTACTAATAGTTGAACCTGAGGTGTAATTGTCAATTTCAAAAGCTGCGGCATTTTCTGCACCTGTTCTTAAAAATCCTGCCGCGTCGCTTCCTAACACAGGTAATTGAGAAGCGCCCGGAGTGTAATTTGCTACTGAACTTGTAGTATCTTTATAAAAGACTACATAATGAGTTGCAGTAGAGTTATTGTTTGGTAAACACAAAAAAGATCTATTGCTCACATCGTTTGTCACTCCCGTTACTATTACATAAAGTTTTTTATAACTTTGGCTAATGTTCGAAATAGTTACGCTAGTTCCGGTTATGCTTGTTGTTGATAATAAAGTCAAACTACCTGAGGCAATTGTTGACCAAGCAGGAACACCGCCTGAAACGGTTAATACTTGACCAGTTGATCCAATTGCAAGTCTTGTGTTTGTATTAGCAGTTGCTGAACGATATTCAATATCTCCAAGAGTTGTAGAAGGATTGAGATTTTTTGTTGTTGTGTCAATCGCGGTTCCAAGCGAACGAATGGCAGAAGCACCATCTTTAACAAGGCTAGTGTCGTCCGGTGTGGTCCACCCATAGTTCGTAGTCGTTGCCATTGTTCTCCTTTAGCTTACTATTGTAGCGTCTAGCCAAGTCATAGTCTGGTCTATTGTCTGCCAAGTCTCGGTGATTGGAACGTTGTTCCATCGGAAGGCTTGGAGAGAATAAGCGATAGGTGAGACATTGAGTTCTAGGGTTAGGCGGTTATAGCCAGCCCTCCAAGTCCAACCTTCGACGAATCCTTGGAACTCGCCTCCTACCATATTTGATGGCAGGTTTTGAATGTTAAGCGGTAAGCCCATAAAGACTTCCAGCAAGGTGTCGCGGTCTGTGTTGTCAATCTCCGGGCTACCTATTTCAAAAGTTATTCGGCTCATTTCGAATTGCGGATAGGCTCTAATCTCAAGATAGAAGGCGGCTTGGGCGTTTGCATCTGATTGATTCTTTAAGGTTGTTGCTACCGTAGCCGCTAACTGCCCGTAATCGGCAATAGAGGCGGCATCTGAGTTGGTAACTGAGGAATTGCCTGAGCTGGTGTAACTAATGGTAATTGAGTTGCGGACATCCCCGGCGCGCTTAATTATGTTGAGGCCCGGGCCAGTTGCGTGATTGCCGTCTAGGTCAACATATCCGTTGGCTGCCAGATATTGGCTGCGGCGAGTCGAATCGGCATAACCAATGCGGCCTTGTGCGTCTTCGTATAAGTAGCCAAGCCCTGAAGTTGCCAAGCCACTCACTACCGCATAAACGTTATTTAGGACGTTATTCTGCGAGTCGAGTTCATAATCGCCCGGCTGGTCGATTTGACCCAATCCGCTATTTTGAGCATTTGCCCAAGTTACTGTTGGGTCATAAGTATTCCAAGTTAACGAAGCCGATACTTCGTTCCAAGTATCAAATAGCACTCCGGATAAAACTGTGTAAATCTGGTCGCCATCCATATCGCTTGAGATGTTTCCGTCAAATATGGCTCGAGCTAATCGGGCAAGAGCTCCAACGGCTACTATGTTGATTCGCTGGCTTAGGGCTGTTGATCCGGAGTTGGCTACTTCGACGCTGAGGTCGGTAATAAAGCCGCCGAATAAGTAGACGTAAGTTCCGTTGGTCTTCTTTACTTCGACGCTCACCGAATCGTTAATCTCAAAATTGACGTTAGATTCGTTAGTCTCTAAAAGACTGAGATTGCAATAGCCAGCTTGAGGCTGTTCGTAGATATTGGTTCGGCCGCTAGTGATTGTCATCCCGGCTAAGGTCGCAGATGTGACGGTTGACCCGTTGACCTTTACGCGATATTCAGGATTCCAAAGAGTCATAGATTATTTGAATAAAGCGCTGTATCCGCCAGCTTGTCGTCTTTCAACGCTATTAAGGGCATCAACAACTGCTCGGGCAAATCCCGTTTCATCTATGACGGAAGGAGCGTTGACGCTGATGTTGATTGCTCTACCAAAGCGTAAATCTTCGGCTGATGTTTGATTCATTGTTGCAGGAGATTCGCCGGTTAGTTGAGCAACTAATCCTTGAAGCATTGCAAAATCTCTTTCAATATTTGATAAGGCTCTTCGTTGACCCGAAGTTCCTCCACCTCTTGTGCCACCCACCGAGCCTGATAATCCGGCAACCGATGCGCCAAGACCGCCTAGAGCTCCGACAAGTCCGCTTAAAGTAGTCGAACTAGCTGCACCGCCACCAAGACTAGATCCAGTGCTCATTTGGAAATTGCCTACTGCTCCACCGCCACCGCCTAGCGATAAAGCGTTGATGTTGCCAAAAGGCAAACGGTTATATTGGGCAATGAGGAAATTGATGGCATCAACGGCATTTTGAACTAACGCTTTAATTTCTGTTACTACCCGGCCAATTATGTTAGTGATTGTCGCAATGGCTTTTCCAACGCCTTCGATTGCTCGAACTAAAGTAAACTCAAATAATGGAACTAGATAATCTTTTGTGAACTGCCATAAGTCTCTAAGAGCTTCTTTGTTATCCTCAAAAGCCTGTTTGATTGGCGCTAAAGCTCTATCTTTGGCTTCGATAAGTAATGGGATAAATCTGTTTACAATGTAGTCAATAAACCCTTTTACCGCCGGGAGTAATGCTTCTCCAACGGATTCCTTGGCTTCATCAAAGCGAACTCTCAATCGATTTATTTGACCCTCTAAAGTATTGGCTTGAGTTGTAGCCGCTCCTCCGAATGTCTCGGAAAGTTGGGCCATTGTGCCTTCTAAACCGAGAGCTTTAACTTCGGCAGATGATAAGCCGACACCTAAGCGAGTTAGTGCTCCGGTGTTGCCTTCGTATGCTTTACCTAATGCGTTAGAAACCTGTTCGACCGACTTACCAGTAGCGGCACTAATATCAAGAGCTAATTGAAGTCCTTCTTGGGCTTTACTTAAATCTCCAGTTGCCGTCGCTAATCTTTGGAAGGATGGACGAAGCTGTTCGTCCGCAATTCCAAAACTGACGGACATTTTCTCAATTTGTTTTTCGACTGCGGCGATTTGTTCATTGGTTGCGCCCGTAACATTCTTGAGAGCATTAGCTAGACGATTCTGCGCAGCTTCATCAGCAATGGCCGCTTTAACACCATCAACGGCTAACTTGCCAGCGTAGGCGACTGCTGCGGCTGCTGCTGCGGCAAAAGCGGCAACTGCAACTTTGCCAAATTTTTCTAATTTACCGCCAAAACCTTGAACTTCGTTATCGGCTTGATTGAGATTCTTTTTAAGATTATCAATATCGGCGAGAATTGATAATTTTAATGTTCTACTACCCGAAGCCATTAGTCATCCCACTTTTCGACAACTTTGGAAAATCCTTCTTCCCATTTCTTAATTATGTCGGGTTGAACGCGTCGCATCGTATTCCAAATAAAATAACCTTCATTACCTTTTTTACCAAATCTAGGAGTTCTCGGCAGGAATTGTTTTAGATTATCTGATCCAAATTCAACGCCAGCCAAAATAGCATTAGTCGCTGGACGGCCTTGTCTTAACTGAGTAGTTGCTCCACCTGAAAATCTTTGTGAAGCAAATCCAATCCCAAATTCTCCAACGACGCTGCTTTTGCTGATTTTTATACCTTCAGCAATTCGCCTAGCTTGTTTCGGTCTCGGATGATTTCCGGCAGCTTTTTTTATTTCGCCAACCACAAAATCTACCAATGTCCCGGTTACTTCTCGAGCTTGATCTTTTGCCTCATCGCCCATTTTACGAATGACTGAAGCAATTTTTCTAAGTTCGCCTTTGTCATATTGAAAGACTCTTTGGCTATCGTCGAACGTTGCCATTTCTCTCCTTCAATACTTCCATCGCGGTCATTACGTCGTCAATATCTTCCCAATAGTTCATTGGGATTCCGGTTGCGATTGCCAACTCGAGGATGAGTCGGTTTAGGCTTCCGGTTTGGAACCTTTTGGGTCTTCGATGTCTCCGATTATGAGTTCATCGACGGTAAGTTCCCATACGTCGTAGGCTTTAGTTGGCTTGCCAGCTGCGGCTCTGACGTAGGCGGCGTGAGCCAAGAATAGGAAGTCGGTCTGTTGGTATTCGCGAATATCGGTCATCTTGTAAATAGACTTCCCGGTTTTGCGTTCCCATTTAGCCCACTCAGGTAACCCAGCTGTGTAGGTTTCCTGTTCGCCGTTTGTGTATTTAATTGTGAGGTTTAATTTCATTGCTCCCGATGCTCCGATCTATTTTAACTAAAGGTTTCTGTTGGCGTTCCAATTACTGTCATCGTCCAAGTGTCGGTAAGTGCTCCGGGAGCAGCTCCGCCAGCGCTTGGAAAAATGGGAAGGACGGTGAATGCAAAAACTGCTCCGGTTACTGCTGTGAACGAAACGTTCAAAGCTGTGTTAGGTGCGGACTCTGCATCTGCCCACATTGCTTCAAATAGAGAGCCAGTAGCTCCCCAATCCTGAAGCAATTCAATTGTGAAAGTCCATTGCTTATCTACGGACTTGTATGCGCGACCATCGAGAGTTTGATAGGTCTCGATAATGGTCTCGCAAGATAAAGTCGCGGAAGTCGCTTGAGCATCATAGGAATTCGAATCCAATGTGAAAGTGACATCGCGGCCAGTGATTACTGTTGTTGGCATTGATTCTCCTTAAACGGTTTGCTCGTAGCGGACGCTCAAGCGAATGTCGGATACGAGTAAATTTACTGCTCCGACTTGAGTTACCGTAGGCCTTTCGACTGTCGATAACTCATACTTGGAACTCGAAAGAGCGCCAAGAATACTAATAACCAGCTTCTCAAGATTATCTAATGACGCTGGATTTGATAAATAAGCAACTGCCGCTGAGACGGTGTAATTCAATTTGAGGCGAGTAGTAGCTTTAGAAATAAGTTCTAATTCCATATATGGCGAATCGGGAACGATTACGACGGCTGGAACTTGAGGCGCTTCAGGAACGTGATCGTAAACGTTAGCGCTGACGGATGCTAGAGCGGTTTTTATAGCGCCGCGAACATCATCTTGAATAGTTGAGGCTGGCATTATCCAATCATCGTTTCTATGTCAAGATAAGGCCCGAGAATTCCAGATACGCGATTAAAGAGGGAGCGGCCTAGGCGGAAAGGTGTCACCGTAAAATCCACTCCCTCAATCTGCCCACCAGCGGCAGTTCTCGATTGAAAGACTTCTACTGAAGTGACGATTACTGCGTTTTCAACGTTTGGATTGCCTACATAAGTAGAAGCGCCGGACAAAGTTGCTGTCCCGGCTGGGATTACGT